TCTAGGAATATTAATTTGTAAATATTTCTTAACCGTTGTTTGATCACTAGCACGAATTTCAGCAATAAGTGTTAAATCTACAATAGATGGGGGCTTTGCTGACTCAATAGTAATCTGATCCGCAGATTTGCTAGTAGCATAAACAGCAGTAACCGTTTGACTTGCAGCGCCACTAACAGTGATATCTTTTGTTGAAGGCGTAATACTCTGAATTGTACCGTTAGACAAGAAAACTTCAACATTTCCTATAGGGGTAAGTGTAACTACTCCAGATCCACTAGCTGATAATGTAATACAATCACTCTGTAATACGCTAACTGCTCCAGTAGATACAGTTGCGCCAACATTCAATGCTAAAATTGTTTCTGTAAAAATTGCCTGAACTACACTAACCGCTAATTCGCGAGTGTGATAGTAGCTATAAATTAACGGGTTATTGATACCGGCCCGAACATCAGTGCTACTCATGCTAAGCGTAAATGCGCTACTGATGTCAGCCTTTCCATATGCAATACCGGCTTTTGTCGTAGGGTCTCTTAAAACCACGTCGGCAACTGAAACTAAAAATTCATTTGTCATAATTTTATTTTTCTCCTTTTCAAATTAAGTACTTATTGTTCCGTCTCTATTCGCCTCCCCAAGACCACTTTCTTTCATAAATTTATTAGCATCTAACATTATAGATACGTAACGGCTTTTATCAGCCTGGGTATGGGTTAAATAATGTTTGAAAATTTCCTCCTTTGTTTTTGAAGTTACTTGTCCAGAAATTTCCAAAGGCTTAAAAATTTTATATGTCAGCAACATCATTTCTCTTTCAAATCTATTTTTGAATTGATATAACGATAAATTTCCGACATCACTTTCAGATAATCCAGTAAGGCAGCAAAAGCTATAAATCTCATCCTTCATATCAGTATCGTTACGTTTATTTATAAAAGATAAACTCTTTTCTAAATCAGGATTATATGATTCCACATATTCTATAGTTGATCCATTTTGTTCTATTACAATTTCTCTAATATTATCAAATTCCTGTTCGTTGAATTCTATGCCATTAATAAAAATATGTAATGAAAATTGATCAAATGGATCTGAATTATCAGGATATTCTTTATACTTCAACTCTATATCTTTAGTTTTGGTAATTTCGAATAAAAATTCTAATAAATCTTTTAGTAAATTACTTTCGCCAAAATTTTCTTGTAATATATATAGTATGAATTTTAGATAACTCATGCGTAAAATTGTTCTATCGGGAACATAGTTTTTGGGTTGAAAGAATAACCGATATAAATTTTTTTTCAATTCAAATTGATTTATTTTTACAGGATAAAAGCTTATACCTTTATATATCTGAGGTAATCCGAAAATATCATTTTCAGGCTTATATATTTGACATACTTGATTATTCATTATGCCACCCAATTCGACATTACTATAAGATTTCCCTTAAAGGGTATCTCTCCGACTCCCGTAGTAGTCATTCTACATCTACTACTAGCCTTAGCATCAAAGTGAATTCTTCCTAAAAATCCAATCTCTTGTCCATTAAATATTTCTATTATTTGTTGAGACATCAACTGTAATCTCGATTGATAATTACTAAGAGCACATAGTGAAAAATGAGTATAGATTTCGAATCCCATACTAATTCGCCCATAAATATGATTTGTTGGAATTAATTCTATTGGCGATATTCTCAATATTGATATTTGTGCATCCACAGCCTTATCCATACCAAAATCAAAAAATATTCTAAATCTGGAATAATCAGGATCGAGATCGCCATTATTTATTAATGACGCCTTTTCTGTCTTAGTTAAATTTGGATGAGCACTATCATTTTTATAAGCGTCTTTATCATTATATTTGAGTAATTTCCATATAAGTTCATTATTATCCATCATAAATTTAGCACAATTATAAGAGATTAATGGATAGTTTTCATATTTATTATAAATATTATCTGTTTCTATTGTCATAATTACCATCCTCCCGCTAAGGATATTTCAAAGACTCTACTACCAGAACTTCCGGAGCATAAAATATTCAGAGGATAGTCTAAATACATTGTATTATTGGTTACGCTAAATGTATTTGGTGACAATGTACTAAAAGCATAATAGCTATTCGGAACCATCGATCCAGATACGGAGAATATAAAACTTCCAGATAATACTGTACTGCCACTATAATAGCGAGTATCGAATGTTTGGGAATCTCCTTCTAAAATAGTTCCATCACTCGGTGAAATCACAATGTTAGCAACTGCAGAGGAACTTCCAGAAGTTAAGTATAAATATCTATCTGCTATTCCATTTACCAGATCATCAGTAGCATCATTTGTATAGCCAGTTTCCATTCTAAACATCATTAATTGAGAACTATTATTATCGTAAGTTTTAGAATTTAAAAAGTTTCTTAAACCACCCCCCGTAACTCGATAACCTACCCAATTTGTAGAATTTCCTAAAAGAAAGCGTCTATTCTCAGTAATAGTATTGGTTTTAGAATTTTGTTGCACATAAACTTTTATCGTACCATTAGGAGTTACAATATTATCAGAAGATACATCATTATCTGTACCAGATATTTCATATTCTATGGCACACGGTTCTGAATATATCTCAGATCCTGAAATAGACATCCAACGCAATACGTTGTTACAACGACGGACAGTTACGGATGATGTTAATGTTTTTATATTTTCTATGTTCCACCCAATCCACGTATTATCACTAAATGAATATTTTTGCCCTACAGAAACAGGATGATTAATGTCGGAAAATAAAATCCTTTTAAAATCATCACCTAACCGCATTTGGGTCAAAACGTCTACAGCAGACGTTATTCTAACTTTTATTGATACATATGACCCACTAGCAAATACAGATTCTTCGTCGATGTCAAAAACATCTGAACTAACATTAAATAAATCGGTCAAGGAGGACTGAAATTGATTGATTAAAACAGCAGAAGCAGTAAATAATTGTTCTGGCATAGGGTAATATTTAAATCCCATTCATTATTCCTCCTTTTCTACAAATAACTACTGTCAAAAATTTGATTATACCAATTACTAAAATTGTTTCTTTTATAGGCATAATTTATTAAAGCTTGACTAATTTCCTCCTGCAGAGAATTATAATAATCTTGTTTTGCTTTTAAGTTTTGGGCTGCCGAAAACATTTTAAAATCCCTGTCAGTTATGACATTTGACAGTTGGATAAGATCTTTAATTGTCTTTTCTAACCAATATTTTGTCATTAAAAGTGATAGCATCACTTTGTTAGGAACATTTAAATCTTCTGTAAAATATCCACTTACAGCACTGCCAGTACTTGTAACATATGTTAAACTTTGATCTGCATAATCTGAAAATTCATTTGTAGCAAAAATTAACCACGGTTCTATATAAACAGTTAATGTTGTTGATCCCGAAGATGTGTATATAACATCTAATCTATGATCTCTTATTCGTGATAAAAATAAATCTACTATTTCAGTACTTTGTGTAGACAAATAATTTTCCTCCTTTCTATCGATTTAAATAGAAAAGAGTATTACTGTGACGCAATACTCCTTTAGTTTTGCTGTTATATAGGAAACTTTCCATAAAAATTGAAAAAGTTTCCGTTGTAGTGGAAATTGTTACGTTTTCTTTTGTTTTTCTAAATTTTGCCTATCCTAATTTACGATATATTTATGTTGTAAATTTCGCATAAAAGGATAGTTTTATTAAATAAGTCAGAACCTACTGATTTTCTTTGTCAAATGTTGCCGTTTTAGCATCGATAGTGGCTTCCGCTTTCGCCTTAATATCTATCCCACTAGCTTTAGACAACTTATCTACTAAATTATAATCTACATTTTCGTTATTTATTATTTTTTTAGATATAAATTTTATTATCACTTCTTGTTGTTTGGGATTTGACTTTTGAAATAAAGAAAGCGCATCATTCTCGTTACTAAGAATTCTTTCTATTTGATCTTTTGTAAGGATATGCTTATATGCTTCATTTTTACCAGCCAACGCTATAACCCTGTCATCAAGGATATAATAATAACCTGCTTGTAAAAAATTCCTATGATGGCTATTAATTTCCATTAAATCACTATATAATATATCTTGAGTTTCACCAAATTCATCAAAACTGTATGTCCTGCCTAAGCCATGGTCTCTTGTTGATAAATTTAATCTATTATCTAATAAACTCATAACTTTAATATATTCATTCGGTTGCACACTATTTACTATATTAGACTGCTCTTGTACTCGTTGTACATATATGGGTGCCTGATTGATGGCTACCTGTGTTTGCATCGACATTAATTGCTTACTAAGTTCCATAACCATTTTTGACAATTCTTCAACCTTAGATTCGTTATCAATATCTTTTAGTTCTGCCGTTTCATTATTAATTTCTGGTTTATCACTTTTAATTACGGACTTCTTCCGTTTAGAAACGACCTTATCAATAGATTCGGATTTTGTTGTCATTATTTTATTTTCTCCTTTTACGTAATAACGTTTTTAAATTAGTTTGATTCTGGTAATACTAAATCACCAGACTTGATTCGTTCTTTGAATTCATAAAATTGTTTGGGAGTATTATTGCTTATACCATAAAAATGATGAAAACTTTTATGATGATACCTACAAAGTGGTACCCCATATGGATAATAATAATGTAATTCTACAACTTTATTAGTAATGATAAACAATTCTTCCTTGCTATAATCTGCTACATTTTTTCTTCTATCCAAATTTAATATATATAATGCGTCAGTTATAATATTATAAAAATTATATAGATGATGAACATCATTAAATCTATGTCCCTCTCCACATAATTCACAGCAATAATTTGAATTTGCTATAGAATCTTTTTTCCATTGTTTTATTGATTTTTGGAGAAATACAGAAAGCCTACTTTTACCTCCCTGCCAATTAGAACCTCCTTCACCCGATTGATTGATAGACGCTCTAATTCTTGCACACGCCACACATCCATCATTCTTTAATACTGTTGCTAATGTTCTAGTTTCAATATGATTATACAAGCATTTACAAGTAATAAATGAATTTCTATTGACATATCCACCTGGAAACTCAATAATATATAGTCCCTTTTTAAATAATCTTTCATATAATTCTTCTTGAGATAATCTTTGAGTTAAATGTGATTTTTTAGTTCCACAAACAATGCATCTATTTCCTCGCTGAAAACAGTCAAATGATATATTCCCAATATGCCCACATTCAAATGTAATATTTAGTTTTTGTTTACTATTTTTGTATTCTTTTGAATTTAATATACATCCTTTAGATTCTACATATTCTCTAACATAATCTATAGGGAAAGCAAAAATTTTAGATAATTTATCTGGTTTACACATTGGACATCCATTTCCATCCCAAACAGAATATGCTAATGCAATCCAATCATGATCGCAAATATTACAATGAAATAAAGCTTTTTCTTTTGCCGTTGTATATTCTAATAATTCTATTTTATCTCCGTGAACTTCAAAAATTCTTTTTTTCGCTTCTTCTAAAGTTATTTTTGCCGACAAATTTATCTCCTTATAGATAATTACCTCAATAATAAAAGAGCGGAAAAGAATGCTTAAGGTTGCATCTCTTTTCAGTAAGGTTATAACTCTTACCTATCCACTCCGTTTAATTTTACAAGAATAAGATAGTAGAGAAATAAATCTCTACTATCTTTATTAATATTATAGTGTGATGAGTCCTCCAACAGAACTTGTGTGCACACCAGCCTTCCAAAACTTAGTAAGTGTACTAGTTTGAACTAAATTGGCATTAGCATAAACATCAGATGTACTTGACATCAAAGTTCCACCAATAACACATTTGACAAGTTTATCAGTTCCCGGAGCAATAATCCACAAAGATGTGTCACTCAAATAAACTGAGTATGGAGATTCCCAATTCGCAACCTGCGGAATTTCAAGAGTATCGACACCACCGATTGTACGAACATAACCTAATTTTACAAATGGACTCTCAAGGTCAAATCTATAATTCCCATCATCTGGGAATACCTTAGATAAAGCGACTTTAGTGCCAAGCATAATGGGCTTTGCGCCTCCACTAAATGATTGTACTTTGTCTGCTAATTTAAGCATATCTTCCATTGTAAAACCAGTAACCTGAAGTCCCGTGGTAGCGTCTGTACTTAATGTACTCATGCCAGTAGCAAAAGCATTATAGATATCTTTGTACATTTCCGTTTCAATGGATCTTAAACATTTAGTAACAAAGATACCCAAAGATTCTTGTCCAGTTAATACACGGAAAAGTGATACATAAGTTGTAACCATATGAGCTTCAGGATTAACTGTAACCTGACGTTCAAAACCTTTATGCAATTCGGTTTCCCGCATACCCATACGGCCTGTTTTTGTTATCGGGAATAAATCACGAGATCGGATATCAAAGATGGCAGTTTCTCCCCATCCAACAGTTTTTACTTCACAAAATGCAGAAGTTCCTTCAATAATTGTACGAGGTAAAACGGCATCAATCAATTGTGTTTCAATATTTCCAATAGCCCATCCAATCATAGGATGACTAGCCATTTTTTCGGGGGCCATAGAAGTTACATCTATTCCCGCTAATTTTGAAACTTCTTTCAAAATTAATTTTCCTAAGGCCTCTTCCTTTTGGGCAAAAGTAATTGGACTTCCGTTCTTATCAACCTTTGCATAAGGATATTGTTTTGTACCATTCTCAGATCTACAATGATTCCAAAAATCACTAAAATTTTCGAAGAGATTTATTGTTTCATTGTCTCCTGAGCAAAAAGAAATTACACTTTTCGGCAATTTAATAGTCATATTTTATTTTTCTCCTTTTTATTCTTTTATATCAAGTCAGTCAGGTAAAAACATGACCTCAAATTAAGCTTTATAATACTCAAACTCATAGCTTACTATACGACCTGTTCCAATAGCACTGGCACTGGCACACGGAATATAGGTTGTGCGTAAATATTTCAAACATTCTCCAGTTGAAGCTGCGGCAGCCCATTTCCACTTATGGTTGCCACTATCGTCAGGAATAGCATAAGCCGCCACAGTACTTGAGTCTAATGCTTCTGCTGTCAAAGTAATAATGTCAACATTTTCCTGTGGTCTAAAAGCTGTAAATACTTTACAGGCTGAAGTATAGAAATCTTGAATATTACCAAGTCCGCTATAAATATTATCTCCAGCAGTTGCGAATGAAAGTTCGGGCTCACAAGCCATCCATAATTTTGTTGCACTTGCACTCGACGGAGCAGTTGCCAACCAAACATCACCCTCCCCAGAAACGCCAGTCTTTTGACTCAGAGTAAAAATATTACCATTATCGATAGCTGACGCACTTATTACAGGCCGAAGGCGCGCATCCAAATTTTTAGCCTCGATCTTGCTTATAATTAAAACTGCATGATTTGCCATATTTTATTTTCTCCTTTATTTATATATATAATTTTTTGACTTTACTATTAAAGCCATCCATTGTCAAAATTGCTTTCTCTTTTGGAATTATCGATCCAAGCCATAGCAATTCTAGTAATGCCATCCGAAGATTTCTTATCTTTAGTATAAGAAAACGCAATAGCTTTAACTTTATTTTTCCAACCATCTATAGTTTCTAAACTAAAATTCTTACTATCTTCGCGATATTCAGAAATCTTATCTTTCGGCATAGTATCTGAAACCTCATTTAGAGTAGACTCAACTTCAAATGCAAATTGTTTGGACTCAACATCAGCTTTAAATTTCTTTAAACCTTCATTTTCAGACATATAAGCATCTTTATCGAGTTTTGAAGCTTCTGACATTTTACACATTTTATTGTACATAGCCATGGCAAGTTTGGAATAATCAATTTCACCACGTTTATGCTGATCAACTAATTCTTGATAACCTTCAGTTTCGTCCTCTAAAATAGCAAGCATAGCGGCGACATCAAGATTGCCATCCAAAGACATTTTTTCTTCTTTAGATTCTTCCTCATCCTCAACCTTATCCTCAGGTTTTTCTTCAGAATCTTCTTTTTCCTCAGGTTTCATATCTTCTTTAGCCATTTCTTCAACAGATTTTTCTTCAGACATTTCAACCTCAGTCTTATCCTTATTTTCAACAGGGACTTCAGCCATTTCTTCTAATTTTTCATTATCTTCATTCACAAATTTTTCCTCCTTTTCAGTAGAATTTTCTTTTTTGACCCATTTGCCATCTTTTATTGTATGAGACTTTTTAAAAGAACTTATGGCAATAGCCCAACCATTCTTTTTTTCGTCTGTACCTATTGCATCGGCTTGCGATGAAATAGCATTCGCTTGTTCAAGACTGATAGGTGGATCAATTCCTTTTAAAGCTGGATTTACATCCTTCATAGATTTATATGGAAAAGTTACAATGTTATCTTCTCCAAAATAAGAAAGTTGCTTATTGTCAATTTCGCCCATAGATTTATCCATTTCTTTACTCCATTTATCCCCCTCTCGACCACCATAGAATCCCATGGTAAATTCATCTGGCATAACCTTACGATTGAAAAATTTTGCCATCATTCTAACCTTTTCAGGTGTAATTTTTTCGTTATGGGCAAGGAATCTAGCCATAGCAAGATTTACACTATTTGCATTTATTCCTTTTTCTTTATAGGATTTTAATGACTTTTGAGCATTTTTCTTTATTTTTTCAGGAATAGTAAAATCAATGCCATAATATTTATTAGAAAATTCTAATTCATACTCTTTTCTTATTTGCTCATTTTCAGAAGCAAAAGATAAAACTTCAATATGAGCTGATGGACTAGCTTCAGTTATGGAATTTCCTATAAGACAGCAGGCCAAATATGTATACGACTTCATTTCTAATAATCCATCTTCCCGCTCTTCGGATTCATCTAAACTCATTTCTACTGATATTTTTTTTTCGCCTTTATCTCGTTGTAATATTTCAATAACCTTGGGTGAGTATCTTTTAGAAATTTTAGCCCGTACAAATAAAGCAAGTCTACCATCATCTAATCTTTCAAATTCAGCAGAATTAGGTACGATAAATCCGCATATTAAACTATCTTCAGGAGAAACATGACTACCAAAATCATTTAAATATTTAACAATATTATAAATTATAGGAACATCGTAAATACTCGAAGATGTCTTTTTTAAAACTTCTTCACTACAAACCATAGAATGTCTATTTTCTGAAGAAGCAAAGGCTTGAATACGAGCCGTTAGAAAGCGAGAATCAGGATTTTCATCTATAATTTCCGCTTTCTCCACTTCAAAATTAATTATCTTTTTATTTTCATTCAAACTCATTTTCCTCCTTTCTTCAAGGATAAGAAATTTCTAAAATTTATTTAATATTTTTAACCACAATGGTAAATTTTGAAGAATTTCTCTTAGCAATGAATTATCTGTAAACCAATAATCATTTTTCTCTACAGATAATAATGGCAGATTTCTCTCATATTGTAAATAATTAGCCAACAACTTTTTACATTTAAATTTATTTGGGATATTATACACATTTGTTATCATAATTAATCAACTCCTAAATCCCATAGCAATGCAAATTTCCAATCATCACCAATCAAATTTGATTTATCCATAAAGTCCGTAGCCTCAGCATATTCATTTTGCTGTAACTTTATCATTTCACGCATTCTCTCTTCTACTACAGGATTGTTCTCTTCTATCGCCTGATTTTTAATCTCGTTTAAAGAATCTGTTGTTAAAATTTCACGATCTAAGTATAATTTTGCAATTTCTGAAATACTATTTATAGGAATAGAAACTTCATTAATTTCATTCATGATTACATTGGCACTTAAGTCAGTAAGTAAATCAAAAATAATAATTGAATGTTCTGTTTCTTCTGAGTGTTGATCCATAAAATGTTTGGCTAATCCGCCCAACCCTTTATTTTTCAAATACCCTGCTATATAAAGATAAAGATTGGCATTAAATTTTTCATGACTCAATTGACTATTTAATAAATCGGCAAGATTGTCACTTATTAATCTATTCATTTATATTATCCTCCTTTCATGAAGGATTATTATTGCTCTTAGAAAGCAATATAGGTTATAACATCATTTTTCGCTATAGCCGATCCCGATGTACTTTTTTTAACTTCAATAGTTCCGGCAACACTACCAGATGCCATATAAGCATTAATAACTGGACTACCACTACGAAGTGCCGTTCCAACAAAACCAGCTACAGTTGTTAAGCCCGTAACAAGAACAACTCTGCTTGCATTTGATTCTGCTTCCAAAACTACATGACTAGCTGAAACTGTTGAATTTGCCTGTAATGTTGCTATACTTGTGGCAAGAGTTCCTGTGGTTGCCGATGCACTTGTGATTAAATCAGAAACTACGGTTCCTAAAAGAACATCTTTTGAAGCCCGATTCATTTTATTCAAATTTTTTTTCTGTGATGTACTAATACTTGTCATTTTTATTTTTCTCCTTTTAATATGAAAAATCCCGTACTCGGAGCCAAGGTATTATCCTCGTTAAGTCGGGTTGATATGATAATTATAATTATCATAATTGTGATTATTTATTGGATTTTATTTTGGATATATTACTAGCATCATCTCTGGTCTGCAATCCGCTGTCCGACAATTCACTTTCCGATTTTGAGGGACGTCCTGTTTGTTTAGAAGAATCGCCAGACTGTTGAAATGATGGAATAATAGGAGTGAGTCCGTCTACCCAATTATTAGTGCGAGCTTCATCAAGCTGAGATTGCATCTGAAAAATATTTTGTCCAGTTGCTGCAGCTATTTTTTGAGGATTAACAATACCTTGAGCCATTAATGTTGTTTGTAATTCAAGTCTTCTTTGTCTATCTAAATAAATATTAGACCCTTCTAATAAAAATCCAAATTTATACTTTTTAGTTAATTTATTGATATGATAGTCCAAAAATCTATTGAAATATGGATATATCTCCATGGCAGAAAGTTCATCTATCTGTGTAGAAATCATGGTTTCAATTTGGTTTGGACGATAATCTCCCCCAGAGTATAAAAGTCCAGAATTAACTCCAGAAATTCCTAAAGTATTTTTCGTCCAACTAGATTGTATATCATTATTTCCATCAAATTGAATCGGAGACATTGCGTCCAAAGGAGCGGCTACAACATTTACAGACTCATTAATTGCAGATCTCATCAATTGTAAGAATTTACCCAAAACCTCAGGAGACATCGCATAAGCATCCTTCACATTTGCTTTTGAATCCTTAAGCATCTCAACTTTTCCGACTAAAATCTTTACGGCTTCTGCTGCATAACTATTTTTCTGCAAATTTCTAATAAGATTTTGATTAGCCAAATCTGGGAAAAGACCACAGAAAAAAGGTGTCCTCGTAATTTTTTCTGCATTTAATTTCCATGCCCAGAACCCATCCGAAGGGCTACAATCGGCCCAATATACGAAGGTGCTACTACTCCTGAGATCAATATTTATAGATGGATCATAGCTCGTTGTATTATTTTGAGTAAATAATTTACTATACGTTTCTTTGAATATAGGTGGATATAAATCTAAATCAATACCCTGTCTTAAGAAAAACGAATAATCAAAACTAAACAGTAGTCCATAATCAAAACGTCCAGTAATTAAACTATAATCTGAGGGCAATTGTTGAAGGGTCAGCATTTCGCCTTCGTCCCTCAGAATAGAAAAGAAAGTATCTTCTCGATATAATTGTTTAATTACAGTTCCAAATTCTTTCTTTATATCAAAAGATCCGAGAAATTTTTTAATAATATCCAAATCTTTTTTATAGGAAACACTAGAATAATCAGAATTTTTTTCTGTATTTTTACAATAATATGTTAAGTCCCAAGCCAATAAATCACTCATATAAGTAAGTAATCTTCGATATGGAGTACTGGTTATTTCAAAAGATTCTGACATTGAAAGCAATTCTTTTTCAGATTGCTTAGGATTTTCTAAAGCCCTTGCAACATTGTCGCTAGTAATCTTTTGGCCAGAACGCAATGTCATATCCTGCATGCGGGAATTCAACATCAAAGGGTTAAATACGCTAGGATATATACCTAAACTTTTAGAATATTCTTGCGCAAACCTTAAAGCTAATTGAACGTCTTCTTCAGAAGATAAAATATCACTATCTTGCACTTCACTTATTTTCTTTTTTGCCAATTATTTATTGCCTCCTTTCATTGAAGATTTAATTCTTTTGTTAGAATTTGTTCTATGTTTTTAAAATCCCAATAAGGAATTTCTATAAGTGGTATATTATTTTTTATACAATAATCCTTTTTTATTTTATCATGTTTCTTTCTAATTATAAAACCTTCTTCTCCACCAAAATGATCAACTGACATGGTGTGCTGAATTCCTTGACATTCGCAAACTACATTGTAATCTATCAAATAAAAATCAAATGGTAAAGCCAATTGATCTCTACAATCATCAAATCTTTTTTGTGGAATAAATGAAATATTATATTTTTCCAAGGTTTTTCTGGCCCTCTTTTCTAAATTACTCTCATTGCATACAGGGCACCCCCTTGCCTCATTTCCAGTTCTTTTACTAACAGAAGAAAAATAACTAGTTAAACAATCTGGACATATCCAATAAAACTTCTTACCACTATGAGCAGCAATATCTTTAGGAATTATCGGATAATTTTTATTAATATCAAATTCTTTAGCAATATCAGGAAATTTATACTCAAGCGAATTGCAATTTCCAACAAATGTGGAATTACAATAGTTACATCCGCCATTCTTCGACAATAAACTAGAAAATATTGTTTCAAATGGTTTTTCTTCTGAAGGGCATTTTAGACATTTAAATTTTAATTTAGACTCTTTACCAATATACTTTTGACCTTCCAATAAATAATATGATTTATTATTTAATTTTATCCAGTTCTCAATATTATGAATTGTAAATGTATTTGACATATCAAATTTGGATGGAGTTGTTCCATTTCTTACAGCAATTATTATACAATCAAAGCTTGAACTATATTTATAACCATCTTTATCTGTAAAATTCATTTTAAAATTATTTCCATACCAAACTTGTCCATAATCTAAAGATAAATTAGAATTATTTAATACTAAATATAAACAAACATTATCAATAGTATATGGATTTTGAATATCAAATTTAGATAATAATGATCCTCTATCTACAACATTGTTTATAAATTTATCTAGAGATGTCTTATATTTATATCCCAGATTATCCTCTAAATAAATATCAGATTTACAATTTATATATATATCATCAATATATAAGTATCCATTACTATTCACAATATCTTGGGCTTCTTTTAATGTATACTTTCTTACACCGGCACATTTCGAACAAATATTTTTACCATATTTAAATTTATTAAACATTCTATTTTCGATATGCCCACAAGAAAACTTTATTTCTAATAAATGATATTGGTTTATATATTCTTTTGATAAAAGTGTGCAATTACTTCCAGAAATATAATTTTTTACATATTCATAAGTTAATTTTTTTGTCATAATTTATCCTCCTATAGACAATCATCCTAATTAAATTTAAGATGGAGAGAAATCGTTTAGGATTACGAGGTTCGGGAGCTACCCTATCTCTCCATTTTTATTTACCAAACTTGTGTTAAACTAGATATAATATCCCAATCATCACTATCATCTGTCTCTCTCAATAATAATTTATCAAATTCTGTTGATATTACATAATTTGCATAACTTATAGCACTATAGCGATCTTTAAAACATCCCGGTTTTTCCACTAATTTAATTTTATCCCCAATTACCTTACGATCTAAGTTTATACATTCAGAAATAAATAAACTGGTTTGTACATAAACTGAAAGAAAAAAAGCATATGACTCACTATCATCGATATTACTAATAAATTCGGGAACATGTTTAATTAAATAATCTTCTCCATCGCCATCATTTATAAGAAATTTCCACAAATGTTTTTGTAAAGATATTCGAAATGAATTTGCTATTTGGCTATTTAAATCAAGGCTAGCAGATATTGGAAAAATCACAGGAATAGCATTTAACCCCCTTGTATGATTATTTCGTAAATCATCTCTGACCTCTTGTTTAACCATACTATATTCCTCGTCAACAACTGTAAACGGAGGAAAAGTTATTTCTCTATCATCACAAATCGTATTCTCACTAAGAGAATCAAAAACTCCTATACCAGCGTTTTGAAGATCAAGACATACAAAATCTGCTTCAAAATCATAAAATATTTCTTTAATTCTTTGTGCCTGTATTCCAACATGCTGCCCCTTATGACTTTCCATGTAAGAAAGATGTCTCTCATAACCTTCTCCTATTATAGGAATCATTCTTATACAACCAATA